TTGGAGTTGGAGGAAGCGAACGAGCAGTTGCGAAATGATTTTAAGGATGCGATGAAAATTGCACGAAAGCAAAACTTAGGGGACAATGGGGCATGACCACGAAAACCACCAAAGTCAAAGTCAAATCTGAAAAGATTGCCAAGCACGAAGATCGTGAAGGCTTGGTGAAAATTGTTTTAGACAACATGTCTGAAAATGGTCTGAGTTTGAGAAAGAGTTGTCTTGCTGCTGGAATTGGAGCGTCAACGTTCTTGGACTGGGTGAAGCAAGACATCGCTCTTTCCGAACACTACACACGCGCACGAGACGCTATGCTTGACAAGTTAGCTGACGAAACGATGGAAATTGCTGACATGGAGATCGTTCCAACTGGTGATGGGAAACTCGACTCAGCTATGGTGCAAAAGCAAAGACTGCAAATTGACACCCGTAAGTGGCTTTTATCAAAACTAGCACCCAAACGCTATGGCGATAAGCTAGAACTGTCTGGTGACGCTGAAAACCCGCTTATGATTCAAAAGATCGAACGAGTCATCGTAAGTGAGTAAAACGCTGCAGATCAAGACTCCGAAGTGGGCTTTGTCGTTGTTAGAACCAGCCCGTTATAAGGGTGCTTGGGGTGGCCGAGGCTCTGGGAAGTCGCATTTCTTTGCTGAAATGATGATTGAATCCCACATCCTTGACCAAAAACGCAGATCTGTGTGTGTGCGTGAGATTCAAAAGTCGCTCAACCAATCTGTAAAACGATTGCTCGAGATGAAGATTCAGGACATGAATGCTGGCGCTTACTTTGAGGTGCAAGATGCAGTCATCAAGTCCAAGAAGGGCGATGGCATGATCATATTTCAAGGAATGCAAAACCACACCGCCGACTCGATTAAATCCTTGGAGGGATACGATTGTGCTTGGGTAGAAGAGGCTCAGTCGCTCAGTCAGGTCAGTCTTGACCTATTGCGCCCAACGATTCGCAAACCAGGCTCTGAGTTGCACTTTACTTGGAATCCAAGGCAATCCAATGATCCGGTGGATTTTCTACTGCGTGGCCCGACACCGCCTAAAGATGCGGTGGTTCTAAAGGTCAACTACACCGACAATCCGTGGTTTCCTGATGTGCTGCGCGATGAGATGGAGTACGACAAACGCCGTGATCCTGACAAATACCAGCACGTTTGGATGGGCGAATACCTACGCAATAGCCAAAGTAGGGTGTTTCGTAACTGGAAGATTGAGGATTTTGAAGCGCCTGCTGACGCTATTCACCGCCTTGGAGCTGACTGGGGATTCTCAGTTGACCCGACTGTATTGGTGCGATGCCACATTATCGGGCGCACTTTGTACATTGACTATGAGGCGTACATGATCGGGTGCGAGATTGTGAACACGCCAGAGCTATTCCTGCAAGTGCCAGAGGCAGAGAAGTGGCCTATCGTGGCTGACTCTGCGCGCCCAGAGACAATTAGCCACATGAGAAAGAACGGTTTTCCAAAGATCATGGGCGCTGTCAAAGGGCCACGGTCACTGGAGGAAGGTATTGAGTTCTTGAAAAACTACGACATTGTGGTTCACCCACGCTGTTTGCACACCATTGACGAGCTGACTCTGTATTCCTACAAGACCGATCCATTGACAGGAAAGATACTGCCGTTGCTCGAAGATAAGAAAAACCACGTCATTGATGCGCTCAGATATGCTTGTGAGGGAGTTAGGCGTACAATTTCGACAAAGCCAACTGACATAAAACCATTGCAAACCATAAATCGTTGGTAGATAATGCGAACAAATAAGGATTGATATGGCACGACTTCCAAACGACCAGCGATTAGCAAATCTTCATTCTGATGCAATGGCAGAGTTTGATAACATTCAATCTGCCTTGAGAGACGAGCGTTTGCAGTGTTTGCAAGACCGCCGTTTCTACTCAATCGCTGGGTCTCAATGGGAAGGGCCACTAGGAGATCAGTTCGAGAACAAGCCCAAGTTTGAGGTCAATAAGATTCACCTCTCAGTCATGCGGATCATTAACGAGTACCGCAACAATCGCATTACCGTAGATTTCACCAGCAAAGATGGCGTTGAAAATGACAAACTAGCAGACACCTGCGATGGTTTGTATCGTGCTGATGAGCAAGACTCTGTTGCAAATGAGGCTTACGATAATGCGTTTGAGGAAGCAGTTGGAGGCGGATTTGGTGCTTGGCGTTTACGTTCTGTTTATGAAGATGAAGAGAACGATGAGAACGAAAAGCAACGCATTCGCATCGAGCCAATCTTTGATGCTGACAGTTCTGTTTTCTTTGACTTGCAAGCCAAGCGCCAGGACAAGTCCGATGCCAAGACTTGCTTTGTCATTACGTCAATGACGCATAGTGCCTACATTGAAACGTATGGCGATGACCCGACTAGCTGGCCCAAGACCATCCATCAATACGAGTTTGACTGGTGCACACCGGATGTGGTGTATGTTGCCGAGTATTACCGTGTTGAGGAAGTGACTAAGACGGTTCGCATTTTTGCCGCACTTGATGGCACAGAAGAGCGTTATACATCTGATGACTTTAATAACGATGAGACGCTTGAGGAAACATTGATTGCGGTTGGAATCAAAGAAGTCCGTCAAAAGCGTGTGAAGACGAAGAAGGTTCACAAGTACATTATGTCCGGTGGTCGCGTCTTAGAAGATGCTGGCTACATTGCTGGTAAGTGCATTCCAATCGTGCCTGTTTATGGCAAGCGTTGGTTTGTGGATAACGTAGAGCGTTGCATGGGTCATGTGCGTTTAGCAAAAGATTCTCAGCGCTTAAAAAATATGCAGCTATCAAAACTCGGTGAGATTTCTGCACTATCGAGCGTTGAGAAACCAATCCTTGTGCCAGAGCAGATTGCAGGCCATCAAGTGATGTGGGCTGAAGATAACCTCAAAGACTATCCTTACCTGCTCGTGAACCCAATCACTGGTGCAGATGGTTCGACTAGCGTTAGTGGCCCAGTTGCATACACCAAGTCCCCTCAGATTCCACCAGCTATGGCTGCGCTATTGCAGTTGACTGAAGCCGACATGAACGACATCCTTGGCAATCAGGGTGCTGGCGAAGAGATCGTCTCAAACATTAGCGGCAAGGCAGTCGAGTTGATTCAAAACAAACTTGATATGCAGACCTTCATTTACATGAGCAACATGGCGAAAGGTATGCGCCGTTGCGGTGAGATTTGGCTATCAATGGCAAAAGACATCTACATCGAGGAAGGTCGCAGAATGAAAGCGATCAGTCTGACTGGAACAACGTCATCTGTTGAGCTAATGAAGCCAATGATTAGCAGCGAGACTGGCGAGATCACTTTAGAGAACGATTTAAGCTCAGCTAAGTTTGATGTAAACGTTGAAGTTGGGCCATCTAGCTCTAGCAAACGCTCGGCAACGGTTCGCGCCCTAACTGGCATGATGCAGATCACAAACGACCCTGAGACTGCCAGCGTATTGCAGTCTATGGCGATGATGAACATGGAAGGCGAAGGCATTGCTGATGTGCGCTCTTATTTCCGTAATCGCTTAGTCAAGATGGGTGTCATCAAGCCAACTGAAGAAGAAGCAGCACAAATGATGGCTGAGTTGCAAGGTCAGCCTGAAGACCCGAATGCGATCTTCTTACAGGCAGCGGCTGAAGAGGCTACAGCTAAAGCAGCCAAGGCGAGAGCCGATACAGTTAAGACAGTGGCAGATGCTGAGCTATCCCGCGCGAAAACATTGGAGACGCTATCAAACGTTGATATGGACTCGCAAGATCATGCTGTCAATATGCTAGAGACAATTGGTGGGGTTGTGCAACAACAAGCAGCTCCGATGGTAACGAATCAAGGAGTAGAATCGCCACCAATGCAATAGGTTTTGCGGTATCCACCCAGCCGCTTTAATGGGTGAGTTTAATGGGGTATAAAAATGAATCAAACGGCAGAACTAGGAGAAGAGAACTTAGAAGTTGAAGAGATTGCAATTGACGAATTAGAGTTAGACGCAGAGCAAGCCAACGAGAACAATGCCGAAGGCGAGCAAGTTAATAATTCTGAAGAGGCAAATGCAGAATCCGAAACCGATGAAGTGATCGTTTCCATAGGTGAGGAATCGCCACCCACCGAAGAGAATCATGCGCCTGAATGGGTACGTGAGTTGCGTAAGTCGCATAGGGAGTTGCAGCGTAAGAATAGAGAACTTGAAGCCAAGCTACATAGCACATCAATTGAGACAAAGCCGATTGTTGTGGGTAAAAAGCCAACGCTAGAGGATCACGATTACGATGCAGAGAAGTTCGAAGAAGCATTGGCTTCTTGGTTTGACTTAAAACGTCAGGCTGATGAGGCGACTGCACAGGCAAGACGCGAAGAGGAAACTCAAGCACAGGCTTGGCAGGCTAAGTTGGATAACTATGGCAAGGCTAAAGCTGAGCTACGAGTTAAAGATTATGAAGATGCCGAGGCTACCGCTCAGGAGTTATTCACAGTCACCCAGCAAGGCGTTATGCTTCAAGGAGCTGAAAACCCTGCATTAGTGATTTATGCACTTGGTAAGAATCCCAAGAAGGCAAAAGAACTCGCAGACATTAAAGACCCCGTAAAATTTGCTTTTGCGGTTGCAAAACTGGAGACTCAATTGAAAGTTACAAATCGCAGAGCAGCACCGCCACCAGAATCAATTGTTCAGGGAACTGGGCGATCTTCCGGTGCAATAGATTCAACCTTAGAACGGCTGAGAGAAGAAGCGGCTCGTACTGGAAACATGACTAAAGTCATTCAGTACAAGCAGCAGAAACGATCAGCTACAAAATGACCGTTTTTAATTTAGGAGTTCACCATGAGTAATTCATTTTCAAAAGAAGAACGCGTAGCGTTTGAAGACATCCTTGAAGGTTTCCAAGACCTTTTAGTTCTTTCACGTCACGTTAATGTGTACAACACCGACCAAACCATGATGGCTCGTACCAACGACACCATCTGGCGTCCAATGCCTTACATCGCTCAGTCTATCAACAGCACACCTGGCACAGCTATTCCTGGCTACCAGAACATGACCCAGTTGTCAGTTCCTTCAACTATCGGTTTTAGCAAGACAGTTCCTTGGACAATGACCACGCTTGATTTGCGTGACGCATTGCAAGAAGGCCGTCTTGGTGAGTCCGCTAAGCAGAAGCTGGCATCTGACATCAACGTTGCAATCATGAACACTGCTGCTGCCCAAGGCACATTGGTTGTTCCTGTTTCCGCTGCTGCTGGTGACTATGATGATGTTGCTTTGTGCGACTCCATCATGAATGAGCAAGGCGTTCCTGACTATGACCGTTTCTTAGGTCTGTCAAGCCGTGACTACAATGGTCTGGCTGGTAACTTGTCACAAGCAAGCCGTTCATTTGGCAACACTAAGTCTGACAAAGCCTACGAGCGTAACTACGTTGGTATGGTTGCTGGTTTCGATACTTACAAGTTCGACTACGCAAACCGTATTGCTGTAGCTGGTGGTGGTGCAACATTGATAGACACACAAGCTGCTGCGAACAACTACTACGTCCCACAAGCTACATCAACTTCTGTTGGTGGTCAGATCAACGTTGATAATCGTTATCAGACAATCACTGTTGATAACAGCGTTGGCGTTGTAGCTGGCGATGCTTTCACCATTGACGGTGTTGTTGCTGTGCATCACATTACCAAGCAATCTACTGGTCAGTTAAAGACATTCCGTGTCATTAGCGTACCAGCAGGCGGCACAACTTTGGTAATCAGCCCTCCAATCATCTCTAACCAAGGTGGTTCAGATGCTGAAGCTCAGTACCAGAACGTTATCGTTACTCCTGCAGCTGCTGCACCTATCAACTGGCTTAACACTGGCGCTTCGAACATTAACGTGTTCTGGCAAAAAGATTCCTTGGAGATTCTCCCAGGACGTTATGCCGTTCCATCTGACGCTGGCACTGCAGTAATGCGCGCTACGACAGACCAAGGCGTTGAGTTGGTAATGCAGAAGTTCTACGACATTGACTCTATGACTATCAAGTATCGTTTGGACACCTTGTTTGGTGTTGTTAACAAACAGCCTGAGATGTCTGGTATCTTGTTGTTCAACCAGTAATCTGTTGTAAAGACAGGGAGGCTTCGGCCTCCCTTCTTACTTAGGAGATCGTTATGCCGTTGAAAAAAGGTTACAGTAAAAAAACCATTTCTAAGAATATTTCAAAAGAAATGAAATCTGGTATGCCACAAAAACAAGCAGTTGCTGTTGCGCTGAGTTCTGCACGCAAGTCTGCAATCAAAGCTGGTAAGCCAAGCAAAGCCCCAGCGAAAGGTAAAAAATGATTCAGTTTCCAACTTTGATGTACAAATCACCTGGTCAAAACCGCAAACCATGCGGTGCAACATTTAACTTTATTGGTGTTGATTCCCAAGATCAGTTTGATGCTATGACCGCAAAAGGCTGGTTTACTACATTTGAAGATGCTAAAGAAGCTGCAGGCGATGCCGCTTATCCTAAAGAAAAAAAGTTTAATCGTTTCAATGCTAAAAAAGCAAAGCCTAAAAAGCCATCAAAACCATTGTTTTCGTATGAAGACAAAGTAAAGCAGGCGGCTAAGGTAAAAGAAGTTGAAGAAGAGATTGACGAAATATCTCCACCAAACCGTGAAGAATTAGAAGCAAAAGCCAAAGAAATTGGTATAAAATTCACCAAGCGCACGACTGATAAAAAGCTGGAAGCGTTAATTTCCGAAAAACTAGGAGAATGACATGGGCTGGACTAAACGCCAATTCGTCACACAAGCCTTCGATGAGATCGGAATGGCGTCTTATGTCTTTGACCTGACACCAGAGCAGTTGCAGTCGGCATTAGTCCGTTTGGATACTATGATTGCTTCATGGAATGCTTTAGGTATTCGATTGGGTTATCCATTGCCATCAAGCCCACAAGATAGCGATTTGGATGAGCAGACCAATGTTCCTGACTCATCAAACGAGGCAATTTACACTAATTTAGCTATCAAACTTGCGTCAAGTTATGGCAGGCAAGTAATGCCTGACACAAAAGTTACGGCTAAATCCTCATACAACACATTGCTATCACGTGCTGCTATGCCAATGGAGCAACAATTGCCAGGCACAATGCCAGCAGGAGCAGGCAACAAGCCATGGCAGAATTACGATGATCCATTCCTGCGCAGACCTATTGATCCTGTCCTAGCTGGTCAGGATGGCCCACTTGAATACAACTAAGGAATAACCATGCCAACCATCAATCAATTACCTAGTCTTACTCAGCTATCGGGCGGAGATCAACTGCCCGTGTACGTTCATAATAATGGCGATGCTAGAAAAGTATCAATTAATCAATTATTGGATTATTTTCAGTCAACATTTGCCGCACCTACTGTTTCGACTAATTTGTATGTTCCTGCAACTGGGTTCAATATTACAGTTCCGACACCAGTTAGCGAACAGCAATGGATGCTTTTGCAACCAGCAGGTCTATTGGCTGCTGGGACAATCACTTTGCCGTTAAATACTGGCGTTCCTGATGGCACTCAATTGCTGGTAACTAGCACACAAACAATCACCGCATTAACTATTGGCTTGAATGGAGCTGCTGCAGCATTTGGCGCACCAACCACAATTACTGCAGGCGGTTTCTTTACAATGCGCTTTTATCAAGCAACTAATTCTTGGTATCGCATTGCTTAATGGCAACTAAAAAAGACCCACGACTTGAGCGTGTCGGAGTAGCAGGCTACAACAAGCCTAAGAAAACTCCGTCACATCCAACCAAGTCTCATGTCGTTGTTGCCAAAGCTGGCGATCAAGTAAAGACAATTCGCTTTGGTCAGCAAGGGGTGAGTGGGTCACCAAAAAAAGAGGGCGAGTCTAAAGCGGATAAAGTCCGTAGAGAATCGTTTAAAGCTAGGCACGCTGGCAATATTGCTAAAGGCAAGATGAGCGCAGCGTACTGGTCTGACAAAGTAAAGTGGTGAGATAAATGCAAATCGGCATATTAAACGGCATCTATACGGACAATAGTCCAGACTTTCGCACGTCTTACCCTGTCAATATGATTCCTGTTCCAAAGGATCAGGGAATCAGCAAGGGCTATTTGCGCCCTGCAGATGGTTTAGTTTCCAATGGCACTGGCCCAGGAATTGACCGTGGCGGTATTAACTGGAATGGAACTTGCTATCGCGTGATGGGTACTAAGCTCGTCACTGTATCAAGCAATGGAACTGTGACTACACTTGGCGATGTTGGTGGGCCAGTTGATACATTAGTCACATTTGATTACAGCTTTGATCGATTGGCTATTGCATCCGGTGGTCGGTTGTATTACTGGAATGGTGCTTTAACACAAGTCACAGACCCAGACTTAGGCGTTGTGCTTGATGTTGTTTGGGTAGATGGTTACTTTATGACCACCGATGGTACTAGCTTGGTTGTCACAGAGCTATCAGACCCAACGCAAGTAAACCCACTTAAATATGGTTCTTCTGAAGTTGATCCTGACCCAGTTGTGGCATTGCTTAAATTACGTAATGAAGTCTATGCGCTTAACTTAAATACTATCGAGGTATTTGATAACGTTGGCGGTGAGTTTTTCCCATTCCAACGTATTGATGGAGCGCAGATTCAAAAGGGCGTGCTTGGTACTTTTGCATGCTGTGTTTACTTGGAAAATATTGCATTTCTAGGAAGTGGTCGCAATGAAGCTCCTGCAATTTATATTGGTGCAAATGCTCAAGCACAAAAGATTAGCACACAAGAAATTGACATGATCTTGCTTGACTACACAGAAGAGCAATTATCAAGAGTTAAATTAGAAGCTCGAAATGACAAATCGCATAATCACTTGTATGTGCATTTACCAGATAAAACATTGGTGTACGATGCATCTGCTTCTCAAGAATTAAATGAGCAAGTTTGGTTTACTTTAACCACATCCGTTGTTGGTTTTAATCAATATCGCGCCCGTAATCTAGTGTGGGCATATGACAGATGGTTGATTGGTGACCCACAATCAAACTCAGTTGGATATATGGTTCAAGATATTGGTTCACATTATGGTCAGCAAGTGCGCTGGGAGTTTGGCACAACTATCGTTTACAACGAAGGCAATGGCGCAATATTTAACGAGCTAGAGCTAGTTTCATTGACTGGAAGTGTTGCACTTGGCAAAGACCCAAAGATTAGCACTAGCTATTCAGTTGACGGCAGGTCTTGGAGTCAAGATAGATCAATCTCAGTTGGCACTACTGGGAACACCAGAAAACGCATTGTGTGGTTTCAGCAAGGTCATATGCGTAACTGGCGTATCCAGCGTTTCCGTGGTGATAGTGATTCTCATTTGTCTTTTGCAAGACTTGAAGCGCAGATTGATCCATTGGCTTATTAATTATGGCAACGCAAAAACTAAACTTAACGCGAGATCAGCTTGCTACGTTCTTAAAAAACTTTGAACAAATCAAGCAGTTTGAGCGTTTGTTTGCGTTAGCAGATCAAGTTGCGCCAAGCCCAGATACGCCAGGAACAGAAGTATTGGCTGGAAACTCACAAGCCACAGCAAATGAAGCATTGTCTTTAATTTACAGCATAAAAAATGCGCTTCAACTATTGGCAACAGCACCAGTTATTCAAAATAATAATTCTGTTGCAACTGATTACATTGACTTCCCAGAGGATGGGCCACACATTACTCAAGCAAGACGTGTGCAGTGGAATCTTGATGATGGCACAGTAGATATTGGTCTTTATGGTGGCAGTGTTCTGCAAGTTGGTCAAGAGATGATGTATTACTCTAAAAACACTAGCGGAGCATTAATTCCAAATGGAACACCAGTCATGTTTACTGGCACAGTTGGCGCATCTGGTAAGTTAACTTTTGGTCTTGCAGTAGCAAATGGATCAGTTCCATCCGAATATATGATGGGAGTGACTACTCAAGATATAGCCAATAATGCATTTGGTTATGTCACAAACTTTGGTTTAGTGCGTGGTTTTAATACTAGTGGCGTACCATATGGCGAGGTTTGGGCGGATGGTGATTTGCTTTATTTCGACCCAGCCGCACCTGGCACATGGACAAATGTTGCTCCAGCAGCACCCAATATTTCAGTACCAGTTGCGGTGGTAATTAACGCGGCATCTGGTGGCGCTGGTTCTATATTTGTGCGCATGGAGTTGAGCGAGTCACTAAACAATTTGCAAGACGTTTATGTAAACGGCGGTGGCCCAAACGAATTTGACATTTTGCTCTACGATGCTACACAATCCCGATGGGAAAATAAACCCGCATCTGCTGTTCAGGTGCTTGAATGGATGAGTATGTAAAATGGCATTTCAAAATATATCCCCAACAAAACTTGGTCAATCTGCTATTACAACTGGTGTAACCACGCTTTACACAGTTCCAGCCAGCACAAGAACGCTTTTAAAAGAATTTAGCATTGCAAATACTACTGGTGCAGCCATTAATGTAAGAGTATTCCTTGTTCCTGCTGCTGGTTCGGCAGCGACAACAAATGCTTTTTTATATGATGTTTCAGTACCAGCAAACAATGCATTGCAATACAATGGCATTCAAGTAATGAATGCTGCAGAGACAATTCAAGTTCAAGCCGCGTCTGCTGGTTTGACAATTACCGCCAGCGGCGCAGAAGCAGTTTAAGGGGAAAATTATGACAGTCACAGCAAAGCCACTGATTGGCTCAAAACAAATGGAAGCTGCGCAGACTACGCAGTACACTGCGGTCAATTGCACAGCCATTATTGATAAATTTACGGCAACCAATACCAGTGCATCAAACGCTGTGATTAGTGTCAATCTGGTGAGTTCTGGTGGCTCTGCTGGGGCAACTAATTTAATTGTTGATTCTAGGGGTATTGCGCCGGATGAAACCTACACTTTCCCAGAGTTAGTTGGTCAGGTTTTAGCATCTGGCGGTTTTATATCAACCACAGGTACTGCATCTGCATTAACCATTCGCTCATCTGGGCGCGAGATTACATAAGGAGATTAGCATGAAGGATTTTATGATTATCCCTAAAGGGTTTGCTGGTCTTCCAATGGAAGAAGAGTTTATTACCCCTGCAGAAAACAAGAAAAACACACAGATCGTCATTGATGACTGGATGCTTGGGCCACAAAACCCATCTAACGAGCCAACCGCCAACAAGGATTACTGGGTTAGCTTGGGTAATGCTATGCAAGTGGATGAGAAAGAAGCCCGCCGCCGCCGTTGCTCGAACTGCGAATACTATGACAATAGCACCATGACCCAAGCAAAAATGGAGAAAATCCCACGTAATGAATGGGACAAAGATGCTGGTTTTCGTGGATATTGCAATAAATTTGACTTCATTTGTCACGATCTACGCTCATGCCAAGCATGGGAAGAACGTGAATTTGAAATAGATTGACGAAATGCTAATTTGCGATAAAATGAAACCGCTGAGCCAACAGAGCCGCCAGCAGCTCACAATGCCCTGCCAAGGAGATGTGATGCAAAAGGTTTCTGTGACAGAATCTATTTCAGAAGAGCATTTGCTTGAAGTATATTCTGACCCTTATATCAATAAGGTTGGTCACGATCATAGACCTGCTGCGCCTATCAATCATCCCCAAGTAACTTACCTTTCCGCATGGATTGGTAATCAATTTGCTGGGGCATTTATGGCAATCAAGTATTCCACTTTAGAGCTAGAATGGCACTCGTTGCTTAAAAAATCAGCACTTCCATATTCTCGTGATCTAGGCATGGCATTTTTAAATTGGGCATTTAGTACGCGCCCAATTGCTAGGGTGACTGCTTATATCATTGCTGGCTTGGAGTCAGTTAGAAACTACGGTTTAAAAATAGGCATGAAAGATGAAGGTTGTCGCCGTCATGCCTGTATGCAAAATGGTGTGTTAAAAGACGTTTATATTCTCGGCATGACTAGAGAAGAGTGGAGGATGTTATGAGTTTCGTTGGGGATATTATTGGCGATGTAGTTGGTGGTATTACTGGTGCAAAACAAGCTGGTGAAGCTGCGCAACAAGCAGCAGGTACACAAGCTGCTGCAGCTCAAGCTGGTATTGATGAACAACGCAGACAGTTTGACAAGATGGTGGAGCTTATGTCTCCATTTGTTGCCCCTGGTGAAAAATCAATTCAAGCCCAGCAAGCATTATTGGGGTTGCTTGGGACAGAAGAACAGCAAAAAGCCATTGCAGGCATTGAAGCTGGCCCGACATTTGGAGCATTAGCTCGCCAAGGTGAAGAGGCAATACTGCAAAAAGCATCTGCAACTGGCGGTTTAAGAGGTGGCAATGTACAGGCTGCTTTAGCGCAGTTTAGACCGCAATTACTGCAATCTTTGATTGAACAACAATATACAAATTTAGGTGGATTGACTAAAATTGGTCAAGCATCTGCTGCTGGAACTGGTGCTGCAGGAATGGAATCAGCTACATCAATTGCAAATCTTCTCGGTCAACAAGGAGCTGCAACTGCTGGCGGTCAATTAGCTGCTGGAGCCATTCCAAGTCAAACATTTGGTCAAGTGGCTGGTTTAGCAGGAGCATTTGTTGGTGCTGGTGGAATTCCAGGAATTAAAAAAGCATTTAGTTTTTAAGGAAAAAACATGGCACAACCAATTCTTGATTACATGAGCGTTTACGGACAGCCTGTTGGACAAAATCCGTTTCAGCAAGGCTTACAAACTGGCGCAGCATTACAAGAGCTTGCATTAAAACGTGAAGCCGCTAGTTCTGCAGAGGAATTACGTGCACAATACGCCACCGACTTACAGGCCACACTAGCTAACCCAACAGCAGAGAAGTTTGCTCAGTTAACATTGAAGTACCCACAACAACGTGAGGCATTCAAACAGTCTTGGGATACGCTGGACAAAGTTCAGCAAGACAATGAGTTTCTAGTTGGCGCGCAAGCATTTAACGCAATCAATGCTGGAAAGATTGATATTGCTAAGCAGTTAATTGATGATCAAATCACGGCTGCAGCTAACTCAGGAAAGCCTACTGTTAAGTTTGAGGCAATGCGCAAGACTTTAGAAGAGAATCCAAAGTTAGTCCAAGGACAGCTTGGTTTGATTCTATCTACTGTCAATCCTGATAAATGGTCAAAGATTGCTGGTGAAAGTCGCGCTGCAGAAGCTGCACCATTTGATCTCACCAAGAAGCGTGCAGATGCTATTGTTGCCGATGCACAAGCTCGTTTTACTCCTGCAAAACTAGCTGCAGACCTCCAAGTTTCTCAAGAGCAAGCCAAGCAATTAAAGGCTGGCATGATGCCACTTGAAAAGCGACCAGAGGCAGAGGCTAAGTTCCGTAAGGAATACAGCGATCAAACTAAAGGCTATCAAGATGTTAAATCTGCTTATGGAAGAATTTTATCTGTTGGCAAACCAACAAAACCAGAGCAAGAAGGCCCTGCTGATATAGCCATTATTTTTAACTACATGAAGATGCTTGATCCTGGTTCTATTGTTCGAGATACAGAATTTGCAACGGCTGAAAATGCTGCTGGAGTACCAGATAGAGTTAGAAATATATGGAATAAAACATTGACAGGTGGAAGGTTAACTCAATCTCAAAGAGATTCATTTATTGGTCAAGCAAAAAATCTATATAACTCTGCAGCAGATCAAGAAAGAGTAGTTCGCACTGGTATTGAGCGCATTGCTACTGGTTACGGTTTGAAGCCTGAGAATATCTTTTATGAAGCTGTTGAGACTGCTCCTACTGCTCCTGCAGCTCCTGGAAGCACTGTTTCTGTTGGCGGAAAGACTTACAGTCGCCCTGCAAACTTTACTGATGCTCAATGGAACGCATATAAGCAATCCGTGGGGGCAAAATGAGTCCAGAAGAATGGTTAGCGTCACAGACTAAGCAGGGTGCGCCTGCTGCTCCAGCGATGGACGTAGCAATTCCTGCAGATCAAATGTCTCCAGAGCAATGGCTTGCATCACAGCCAAAGCCAAAGGAAATGGGATTCTTTGAAAGCATTGGCGAATCTATTACTGGTCGTGAGCGCGCCACTCCGGTAACTCAGGCATTGCCTGACTGGGCATCTATGCCAGAGCTAAACACGTTCAGCATGGCTAGTTTCAAGTCGGCACTAGGGACAACCCTAACCAACCCACAAGAGACCGTTCAAGTTATTAAGTCGAACTTTCCTGGTGTGGAAGTACGCCAAGACGAAAAAGGCAACTTTTTACTGAGATCATCGATTGACGGTCAAGAGTACGCCATCAAGCCAGGATTTCAGGTTAGCGATATTCCACGGGCTGCGGCTGGTCTTGCTGCGTTCACTCCTGCTGGTCGTGCCGCTACTATTCCAGGAGCGGTAGCTGCAGGCGCTGGCACACAGGCCGTCATTGAGGCTACTCAGGCTGCTACTGGCGGTCAATTTAACCCCATGGAAGTCGTTACTGCTGGCGCACTACAGGGAGCTGCCCCTGTCGCTGCTAGGGCATTTGAGGCAGTAAAACCTGCAGCACAGCGCTTATTACAGCGCGTTACAGGCGCAACTCCTGAGTCTGCCCCTATTGCCCCAGCCGCTAGAGTTGAGCCAACCATGGGGCAACCTGCCCCTGTTGCTGGCGAAGTGGCTGAGATTGAGATTCGTGGCGTTGGTCAAGTGCCACCTGTAGAGCCTCCAATAGCCCCTACAAGCGCTGAAGTTGGTGACTTAGTGCGTAGGGCTTCAAGTGGTAGCTTTGGATCAACAAAGGCTCAGGAAGAGCTTGCCAGTATGGTTAAGGTTAACCCTGCAGCCAAAGAAGCAGCTGAGCGCCTTGGCATTGATCTGCCAGCAGACGTATTTAGCGATAATCCTCAGATTCGTGCTGCCGCTGGTTTAACGAGGTCGGCTGCTGGATCAGAGGCAGAAGCGGCGTGGCGCACTACCGTTGGCAATGCAGTCGATCAGGCTGACGATGTAATTCGCCAGTTTGACACCACATTTGTTGAAGGTATGCCAAGCCCAGGCGTGGTATCGCAAAAAGTGCGTGATTCGCTCACAACAACACGCTCTGCGCTCAATAAAACAGCATCTAAAGTCTATCAGGATGTGGATTTGGCAGTGCCACCACAGTCTGTTGTGAGCTTACCTAAACTGCGTGAGACGATTGACACCATCAAAACCGAAGTCGGTGAAGGTGGTATGTCCACTCAAGAACGCAAATTAATGAAGTTGCTAGACGAAGGCAACGTCACTTATGGTCGTTTAAAGCGTGAAAAAAACCTTATTGGTCAGGCAGTATCCGGCAAAGAATCGCCGTATGGCAATCTTGAGGCAGCTACTTTAAAGCGTTTGTATGCCGCATTAGCTGAAGATCAGCTAACCAACGTTGGCAATATTGGCGGTGAGCCATTACGCCAGCAATTGCGTGCGGCAAACCTGCTTTATGCCAAAGAACGTGCTTTAGGTAAGCGCATTGTGAACGCATTTGGTCAAGATATTGATGGCAGTATTGCCAATCTAATGCGTAGCGCCATCACATCATCTGCTAAAGGTGATGCGGCGCAGTTCTCAAAACTGCTAAAAGTAGTCCCAGAAGACCTGCGTAAAGAGACGATTGCTACTGCACTGGCATCAGTAACCCGATCTACCCGTGGTGCTGAACGTGGTGCATTTGGCTTTGATGAGTTTGCAAAGACCTATCGTGGCCTTCGTGCCAATGCTCCAGTATATTCAGAGATCGTCAAAACACTAGGCAAAGATGCTGATACGGTTTTGCGTGATTTGTATGAAGTATCTAAGCGAGTCACCGATGCGAGAGCCAATGTATTGACCACAGGCAAGGCAAATCAAGCCATGGTGGAGTCTTTAAAGGCAGAAGGTATCGTTGGCAAAGTAATGCAAAGCACGCTCGCCAAGGGCGCTTTGACTGGCGTTGCTGCAATGGGCGGTGGCCCGATTGCTGCAGGCGCAGCATCTGTTATCACAACTGCTTTGACATCTGGCAACAAAGACGCTGTAAAAGCGGCTGGAAAACTCTTTGCTAGTGACGAGTTTCAGAAAATGGCTATCGAAGCCGCAACAAAGCCAGAAGTCAATAGGATAACCATTAAAAAGGTTGCAAACTCAAAGGCGTTTAAACAGTTTGCAGATGCAATAAAATTAGAAAAGAATCTGACAAAAAGAGAGCAATGGTTGATACAATCATTGCAAACTGAGCGTCAATTTGACCAGGAGAATCAATAAATGTCTGTACTCTCGATTCAACCAACCTACCCAATCTTTACGGAAACGGATGGTCTGCCTCTAGAGGACGGATACATCTGGATTGGTGCGGTAAATTTAAACCCGATTGTCAACCCCATTGCTGCGTTCTTTGATGCTGCTCTGACAATCCCTGCTATTCAGCCAATCCGCACCTCGGGTGGTTATCCTGTTTATCAAGGAACGCCAGCACGTATTTACGTCAATAGCGACTACAGCATCCAAGTGCAGAATAAAAACGGCAGCGTGGTGTATAGCGCACCGGCTGCGACTGAGCGATATAACGATGTGGTAATTAGTGCCGTCAATGCCGAAGATGTGATCTACGACCCACCATTTTCTGGCGCAGTTCAAACAAATGCAGAAGCAAAATTTTCACAAAGCGTCAGCGCAAAAGACTTTGGCGCTGTTGGTGATGGCGTGGCTAACGACACTGCGGCTATTCAAGCAGCAGTTGATGCTGGACAGTATGAGGTTGATCTTGTCGGCGGCACTTACCGAATCACATCAGTCGTCACATTCTCTGAAAACAATATGACCATCAAAAACGGCACCTTGCTGTTTGATGGCGTCAACACAGCACGACTTGCCAAAATCACTGGCGACAACGTGACGTTCCAAAACGTGGTGTTTGACGGCAACAGCAAGCAACCAAAAGCAAGTCTGGTTTTTGTTGACGCAAGCACTGACAGGCCAGTGTTTAACGGTTGCACATTTAAAAGCATTACGGCTCGGTCTTGGGGCACAACTCCACTTAACCAGTGCTACGCTTTGTTGATCAGCCCCTACGCTGTAACAAACTTTGAAGTTGTGAATTGCTTGTTCAAAGACCTTATCAAGTACAACGATGGAATTAACACAGTTCCGGTTACGCCTGCAGGAGTTGGTCTTGGGTTCATTGGTGGTATTTGCTTTATGCCGGATGACTTGGCAGTTCCCACAGCAGCGCAACCAATCCCAACAGCGGGTCTTGTGACAGGTTGTACGTTTGACAATATTCAAACAATTTTGGCTGCTGGGTTAAGCATTGGAGATCAAGCCGACTTTAACGATGCTGACGCCATCCGCACATACGGTGAACCGGGCGGCGCTGAAATTTTGTCTGTTCATGTGGCCGATTGCATTTTCCGTCAATGCTCAAAACGTGCGTTCAAGTTTCGCGCTGCTGGCTCTATCGCGCACGATTGTGAAGTCTACGCAGAGGGTATGCAGTACGGCATGATCGTCCCTATTGATGTCACAAGCAACACCAAAGTGCAGAACGTCAAAGTGTACGCATCAGTCAGCAAGCCTGTTCAGTCTGGTGCTCAATGGTCAATCGGGCCAGATGCCATTAACAGAGAAACCCTGATTCAGGGTTTGTTTGTGTCGCACTGCATTGTTGGTGTTGGCTTCTTTTCAGACCCAACGAATCAACCACTGCGAAACTTTATTTTAAAAGACATTTTTATTAATCAAGCATCTGTTAGTGGCATTCGTCAGGGTACACCTTTGCCGTCTACACAAGAAAACATTGTCATTGAGAACTTTCAAGTTTTCGGCAGTGGTAACAACTGCACAGGCATCTTGATCAACGGTGGGCTTGACAGTACTGGCGGCGTTGTAATGAACAACGTAAAGATTGTCAACGGGTCATTTATTGTTGCTGGTGTCAACAACAGCATCTCTAATGTTGAGGTTGAAATAGCATCGTCTACGTTTGCTGGTGAAACTACATCGCAGCCGTTGGTTAGGGTAGGCACGACTGGTTCTGGTGGCTATCAAAACGTCAACAATGTGTTCATCAATGCGTTCAATCTGAACACAGCATTTTCAAACGTAACGCGACAAGTTCTGAACCTTTTTATCGGCGACAATGGCGTGTTCAACAACATCCGAATTAAAGTCCCGCAAGGGTTGGATGTGACTTACGCCCATGCAGACATCTACGGTCGTGAGATGAACTTTGACGGGTTTCAATACGATGGTGCTGGCCGCATTCACTTCGGTACTGCTGCCCGTTTGGCCCGTGGAACTATCCTTAACGCAACAAGAATGAGCAACAACGGCAGTGCTTGCGTTGAGCCGTTCCTGTACACCGACAATGCAGCCACTACGCAAGTCGCGTTGATGAACATCACCGATCTGCGTGCCACAACCGCATCGTCAATTGTCATCAACTCTGGCACCGAGTTCATTGTCTACAACGTGGCGTCCAAGACCAGCAACGGCACAATTGTGTTTAGCGGCGGCTTGGCCAAGACTGCCAACATCAACACCTTCTAAGGAGAAAGCATGGCCCTCAAGCTCAACAAACAGATCATCGACAAAGGAGCAGTCGTTGATCGCGGCATCTTCTTTGAAGTTCTGCAAACACCAGCGCAAAGACAAGTCGAGCTGTATGTTCGCGTGGACAAAGTTCATGCGGCCAAGGACACAGCAGTGGCAATGGTTTCTTTTTGCGACATGGCAACAAAGCAAAACGTCTTTGGAGCTTCTTATGATTTTCAGATTGCCCTTGATGGCGATAATTTCATCAAGCAAGCCTACCAACACATCAAAACACTGCCAGAGTTTTCTGGCGCTCAAGACTGCTGAGGTGAATCATGCTTAAAACAATCAGCTCAATTGTCAATGCCATCGGCGCATTGAATTACAAAGGCACATGGGACGCAAATGCCAACAGCCCTGCGCTCGCATCCAGCGTAGGAACCAAGGGCGACTATTACGTTGTCAGCACAGCAGGAACGACCACGCTAAATGGCATCAGCAACTGGGGAGTTGGCGACTGGGTTGCATTCAACGGCAGCGTATGGCAGCGTGTCGAAGGCGGCGCTGACCTTAATGGCGTGAACTTGTCTGTCTCAGGTACAAGCACCCTGTCTGGTTTAACCGCATCTACCGCACTTTCGCTCAACGCAAATAAAGAGGTGGTGAGCGTCACTAATACAGGCACTGGCAACAACGTGCTGGCAACAACTCCAACATTGGTTGGCGATGTCACGCTGTCCACTGGCAACGTTGTTGTTTCGAACGGAAAAGGCGTTGATTTTTCTGCTACACCTGGAACTGGTACAAGTGAGGTGTTTAACGATTATGAAATAGGAACATGGACACCAGCCCAAGGTTCTGGGGTTACCGTGGTTGGAACATTCAGTTCCAGCGGCACTTACACCAAAATTGGCAGATCGGTCACTGTTACTGGCATCATGTTTGGGTCAACCACCATTGCATGCACTGCTGCGTCTGAACTGACATCAAATCTGCCATTTGCAAATTCTCCAGACGGGCCTTTGGGACAGGCAATGACTCAGAACACAAGTATTTATTGCCCAATTTACACAAGCGGAATAAGATTGTTTACATCAAACAATTCTCTTGGGGCTACCGCATATATCCTTTTCAGTATCACGTACATAACAACTTAACCAAATTATCAAAGGAAATATCATGTCTCTTGAAAAAGTTATCTCTGTTGATTTAATTGAAGTCATTGAAAACGGCTGCATTCAAGTTCGCACCAAAATCTCTATTGTTGAAGATGGAAAACAAATAAGTGATGCCTTCCATCGCCATTCTGTTGCGCCAGGTGACGATTACAGTAGCCAAAACGCCAAGGTACAAGCCATTTGTGCGGCAACACACACTGCTGAAGTAATTGCAGCATACAAAGAATCTCTCAAAGTTCAAGGAGTCTGACATGTCCGGTAGCAATTCCCAAATCGCATTCACACCACTAGGTGAAACAGTTGCTTTAGCAGCTGCTGCAGTCGCTCCTGCTGGTATTCAAGCTCCAGTATTTGCAAAGTTTGATCCGCAAAATGCTGGTCAATATCGCTTTATTAATGCTGGAACAGTTACTGTATTTTTAGGTACTGGTGGATCAGCAACTGAGGCCACGGCTAATGCTGTTGCTCCAGTGGCTGGTAACCCATCACCAGCTATCGTATTAGTGCCTGGTGCTGTTGAAGTATTGCGTTTTAATAAAGACACTTATTTTAGCGGTCTAGCTTCTGCAGCAACAACAGTCTATGTTGTTCCAGGACAAGGCTTGTAATAGTCATGAATCAAGACTTCTTAAACTGGTCATTTGGAATATTGAATCTCATACTTGGTGGATTTATTAAAGCCATGTGGGATTCATATAAAGAACTCAAAAAAACAGATTCTGAATTAGCTGAAAAAGTGAATCAGATAGAAGTCTTGGTCGCTGGAACATACGTTAAGCGTGACGATTTTGAACGAGTGGCACACGCTATATTTTCTAAGCTAGATAAGATTTCTGACAAGATGGATAATAAAGCTGATAAATGATCTTAGAAACCATCATCGGCGCATTAGTTCCAGTCGGCATAGATGGAATTAAAAGCCTTATTGGAATGTTTACCGGTGGTGTAAAACCCATATCAGTCGATGAGCAAATTAAGCTAGATCAAAACGAAGTAAACAAGTTGCAAGCAATTGCAGCGTTAGATAATCCTTACGGAGCACCCAGTCAATGGGTAGTCGATTTAAGGGCGTCTAGTCGCTACTTAGGGGCGCTATTTGTTATCGTTGTAGGCATTGGTACATTGTTTTTACCTGTAGCTCCTGAGATTCAAAGAATTGGAATAGAAGCAGCTAACATTGCATTTGGATTCTTGTTTGGTACTCGTATCATGGCTAATCTTAAAAAATGATTAAAGCGCAGTTGATTGCATTGGGTATTGATGGCAAATGGTTAGAGCCATTGAATGAAACATTTGAAAAGTACGAAATAAACACTCCAAAACGCCAGGCAGCATTCATAGGACAGTGCGGATATGAATCTAATAATTTTAGAACTCTGGAAGAAAATCTACATTACAGTGCCAATGCACTTATGCGTGTATGGCCCAGTCGATTTCCTGATAACGATGTGGCTGAAAAGTATGCAAACAAGCCAGAAAAGATAGCCAACAAAGTTTATGCTGGGCGCATGGGCAATACTGAAGATGGCGATGGCTGGAAATACCATGGGCGCGGTTTAATTCAGTTGACCGGAAAAGACAATTACACTCGTTGTGGTGAGGCACTTGGTATTGATCTAGTCAATAACCCAGACCTGCTATTAGATCCTGAGTTTGCCGCTGCATCGGCTGGCTGGTTTTGGCGCAAACATGGCTTAAACCAGCTTGCCGATCTTGGTGACTGGGTAGCTATCACCAAGCGCATTAATGGCGGGATACACGGCATAGATGACCGTGTGGGCCGTACTAATAAGGCGTTGGCTATTTTAGCTTAATCGTTTTCTCCATCGTAGCCAAATTTTAAGCACAAATCACTCAATAGACTATTTAATCTTTCATTCCATAGTTTTGAATCAGCGTTCTCGGGCCATGGAATTAATTGATTTTGAACTATTTTGACAGCCAGTAGATAGCATTGCTCTTGTGTCATTTCGTTCTCAACCTCTATGTCAAATAAGTCGTTCATTTCTCCTGTGCCTCACCCAATAAAAATTTAGCAGTAATTAAACAAACCCAAGATTCTTCGTCATAGTGGTATTCCCTACAAGGGCAACCAATAAATTCTTCTTTGTCTAAATTACAAAATTGCGTTTTTTCAACTTCAATTAAAAGACCTGTTTTTACGGCTAAATCTTGTAATTCATCGCCATCCCAATTACCAATACAATCATCTCCATGTGCAATTATTGGTTTGACAAATGCTTTTAACGCCTCTAATTCAGCTTGTTGCTGGCTATCTTTTTCAAGTAATCGCTGGACTGTTTTATAAAACTGAAACCTTGATAATTCATCAGACATAGCAATTTCATATGGCATACTTAAAATGCCGTATAACATTACATCACTCATTTGACTTCCTTTCCATTTCTAAAGTGAACACCACCAATATTGACAGTTCCCAAAGATTCAATTTTGTCGGCTTCTTGTGCCTTTCTTAGTATTGCTCTAGCAAATTCATTTGTTTGTACCCATAATTCGTAAGACATAGTTCTAAAGCATTTATCACCAATAACTGCTATTTCCTCATCTGTTAGTTCAGCTTGTTTTGTTTGTAAAACCGCATTAAAAAATGCAACAACATCTTCATCAGATACTCCTGAGCCATACTCATAAGCATCTGTAATGTGGTGTTTCTTTGCTAACATCATGATTTCATCGCTGTTCATTTCTCACTTGCCTTTCTCATTCTTGTTGCAATTAAATCTTCCATTTCTTGATTAAATTCATAGCCTTTCAATCTAATAATTTGAGGATTTTCTATGCCCATTATTTGAGTTCCACGACCATGTAAATAGATGTGATAGTTCCTGTCAAGAAGATGCTCACGAACATACGACAAATACTCGTCATAATGTTTAGCTAAATAATAAATTCGTGGTCTCATTTCTCTTGTGCCTTTCTTAGTAAAGCCAAAGCCTGTGCCAATTCTTTTAAATGCTTTTGGTATAACTCATCTGCAAAATCTGTGTTATTCATTTCATACCCCTTCTTATCTGTCCTGTTGAACGATTGTTTCGTCTTGCTCTAAACACAATGGCTTTACCTAGTCCACGCTTAATTAAAGCAAACTGCATATCATGGACAAGACCGCAATCACAACAAGCAAACTTGTATTTAGTCCTGTTTGGGTAAACCCATTCAGACCAATCGCCATCTTTTTCTACTTGATGATGTTTAAATTTAGCCATTTACTAAATCCTTGCCGTGTGATAAACCAATTGCGTAGCCGTTTTCAAACGCTTTAGCATAATCAGTTTCGTATTTAGTTTTCAAAGCATCGTTTTCAGTTTGTAATTTTCGCAACATAACAACGGCTTCACCTATATACCCAAAAGCAAACCCATCAACCATTGCTTCTTCTATTGCGTTAGCCAATTCATATGCAGGAACCTGTCTACTCATTTCTCTTGTGCCTTTCTTAGTATGGCTCTAACACATTCAATTAACTTTGCTTCGCTGGCTTCATATACATCGCCCATATCAAGGCAATAGGCATATAAAAAATCAGCTATTTCCTCATCCGTTAGTTCTGCTGGATGGGATACATATTCACCAGCCATGTGACTAGCGGTGCGGTCAAAAGATTCAAACTCTTGTGTTGATTCTGATAAATTCCACAATGCTCGTTCTTGTTGCATACCTAGTTTTCTAGCTTCTTCAAGCTGTTCTTGGGTATAGAGTGGAATATCAGCAAGACTAGATTTATCTTTGCTTGCATAGTGTTTTCCATCCCAATACGCTACTGGTTTATTCATTTTTCTTTCCTTGCTAAAAACTCCAAACTAACTATTTTCTTTTTCAACGCCTCGATTTCGGCTTGTTGCTGGCGTAACATGGTGCCTGCATATCTACAAACTATTGTTGGGTCTGTTACAAAAGCAATATTTTCAAGCGCTTCTGCGGTTTCTATGGCATTTAGATTCATCCTATGACTTTCTTATCCATAACTGTCTATATAGTGTTGATAGAGCTTTTCTTGGGTCATGCAACACTTTGTAAGCATTAACGACTCCATCGGCAAAACCTTGAATGGCAAACAAAAAAGGAAATGCTGGAATCAGCATTAAAAAACATAAAATTGTAATAAAAGTTTTAATCATTTCTCGTTAGCCTTTCTTAGTCCATTAACTTGCATTTTTAACAATGCGTTTAAGCCTTTTAAATGCTCGATTTCAGCCTGTTGCTGGCGTATAAAGTAGGCTATTGTGCTTCTGTTTAAGTTTGTGTGGTATGGCTCTTTCTCAACCATATCTGC